CTCTTAATGTATGATGCGATACCACTAACCCTTAAACAATTTCTGTGGTAAATTGTATGTGGCATCCCCATTAGCTCTGATAATGTGGCACTCTTCTTGATTTTACAATTCAGTCACTGATGAGCAGGGCAAATCAGTACAGCCTGAGTCACAGACAACGTAAATCTTGGCATTGGTTTAAGTGCCCAGTTGAGTGTTAAAGCGTAAGCGAATTCCATGCAATTTGTACTAATTGTATAAAGTTGACATTATCGTTAAGTTGCATGGGGCCCCAAATTATCCTGGATTGACGTAGAGCCTTTCTTCAAAGTTCCAGAAGGAGCCTGCTGTTAGCCCTTAATCTACATCGCCGAACGGGACAGTGACTATAGTCCTAAGAGGCTGTTAAAATGCATTCCTGGGTAAGTTTTAGCCTCTTGATTGATTAATAGATACAACCGGTCCTCTGAATTCATTCCTTAATCGCTAGTTGTTTCTGTTGTTTCCTCTGTTCCTCCTAGGAGGTCTGCCACCTTTTCCTGATGGCTTTTATGGTTTCCCAGACTTCGGTCTAGGTTAATTATTATTAGGTTTATTAGGCATAATAAAAAGTTTGAAAAGTTTCGAGGTAATTGGGATGCTCCACCACCTACTCACCTATGCAAGTAGTTCTGGCTGGTAGTGCGATTCCCTGACAAGGGTTGTTCATAGCACAGCCCTTCAAAGCTAGGATTGGCGAGAGATGAGTCAAGACGCCAATAATTTTAAATAAGATAACGCACCATTATCACAAACTGAATCAGTTACAAGAATGGGCACTTAGTACTCGTCATGATCATTGACAGGAGTTACACCGGCATCAACATTCCAAATATGCTTTATAATGTCATCAGTAACCATCATGGGCAATCTAGGGGCACGCAACTAGGTGAGGTAGCATCTTAAATTCGATAGTCTATAACGTTTATCAAGAGTATTGATAGTAGATTGATTGCATATATGAGTCTCACCTACTTTCCAACGGTGATATTCAGTCCTAAACTTACCGGTTGGTAGATCCTACAACAAATCATTAGCTAAATTAGTAAGGCCATAAATCTCATAATGTTCTTTGAGACAGTAGGTGACCTCATTCACCCATTTCAGGCTTGATGTCGTGCTTGTTACACCAACCTACCTTGCATAATAACGAACCTAATTTCGGTGTCAAAATGAACTGGGGATTTTTGGAATATCCGGTTCCTACTGTTGGTAAAAATACTCCAGAACAGTAATCAATTTGGCTGAGATCAGGGTAATCTCCATCCCATTTAAGTCTTTACAAATAAATCTTGGAAGTCAACCCGCATGCAAGGTAAGCGCTCATTATGTAATCTATCAACTTGTCTTAGTCTATTGGCTATTGGAATGTTAAGATAGTTACATTGTCATCACCCATTAAGAACTAGAATGAGGATGTCAAATTATATTTCTTCAACTAGTGCAAGATATTTTATGTGATGACGGCATTAATGATTGAGTTGCCTAGTGAGGTATTAGGGTCTCCAGATTTCCTAGTGCCGTTAACTTTGTATTTAACACCATCCACCGTGAAGCCTGTGCAAGTTTCTTGGTTCTTAAGAGTCTAAGGCAAAAACTATTTAGGGGCATTAAACCATTTCTAATAAACATACCACTCTATGCCTAGCAACATATTAGAATTGATAGTGGTGTCAAAGTTGGAAAAGTCAGACATAAAAATATATTGATAACTACCCTTTCCAACTTAGCAAGCATTGTAAACTTTGCGGCCAATCTCATCAGCTTAAAGACCACAGGTTCAAGTAACTGGAAAATGGTCTATATCTCTGAATTTCCATTTCAACTTGAGTGCACGCTGAACTGAAGCAAAGAAAGGCCCCCAGCAGGTTTGGTATTCACCCGACCTACTTTGAATCATTCTTGGGTATTTCACTTTGTTCTTAACCTACTTCTCATTCTTAATGAAAGATTTGGTGTAAAGCATTTGTTCAGTTAGACCATTCTGTTTTAGGTTCTCATAATCTCGGATATTGCTAGCCTGCTTTCCTTAGGGCCAACGTTGGTTCCATTGGTAAAAACTAAGCCACTTGACCTTAATATCTTCAAAAAGTCAAGACACATTGTCCGTAAGATTTTAGTACTATTTCTAGGTCAACATTGGGTTATCGTTCCTAGCACAATGGCGTTAAAGAGCCAAAACAGTATGGTGTCTACTATTGTGATCACTCTAGTACAAAAGGTGGGTATGACCTAGACCGAAAAGCTAGCAAGTTCTCAAGTTTTTCTTAGCTATCTGGTTTCTCTTGCTATTTTTAAGCTTCATCTACTCATAAGATTATTGAGTTATAGATGGATACTGCAATAAACTAAAATCTAGGGGCAATTGTGTCTTCCTAGGCTATGTAACAATAGTGCCATAAAACGGTCTAGTAATAAGGTTATGGCAGAGCGTGACAGCATTAACTCTATCTTCTTCGTTGCGCACTAGGCTGACAATATAGTTAATCAAGTTAGTCAATGCCTCTTTGGGTTAATCACCATTAAAGTCCCAAACAAAATATTCAGGGTCAACCATGTAAAAAGTGAAATAGCGTTCAAACAAATAGGCTAAATAAGGCAAGACTGCAGCCTTAATCACAATGACAATCACAGTCAACACCAAGAGTA